TTATTGCACAAACCACTCTGGTATGGGTAATGAAGTTACTATACAACAAGCAGGTGGAAATACACGAGCTTATTACGGAGGTGCTTATCCATCTTATTCAAATCAAATAGGAATGACGGATATGGCGTCATCTGGAAGTTTTTTTGATTTTGGAGATATAAGTGCAAGTAAATATGCTGTTGGTGGATTTGGAAATACTATTAAAGGTTGTTTATTTGGTGGCTCACCTGATGGAGGAAGCACTCTTACAAATGTTATAGATCAATTTTTTCCATTATCATCAGCACAAGTTTCTGACTTTGGAAATTTGACACAAGGAGCTAATTATCCAGTTGGGATATCAAATGATACAAGAGGTGTAAGATGTGGAGGATATGTATCACCAGGAACATATACCAATGTTATAGATTATGTGACTATAGCCACAGCAGGTGATGCAACTGATTTTGGTGATATGAGTGCTGGTAAAAATAATATTGCTTGTTTTGGTTCTACTACTAGAGGAGTAATAAATGGTGGTTATACAGGTTCAGTAATAAACGTGATAGAATACATAACAATATTATCAACAGGTAACACAACAGATTTTGGAGATTTAAGTTCAGTTAGAAGTGGGTTTGCTGGTGCATCTTCTTCAACAAGAGGTGTAGTTGCAGGAGGAGCAAGTCCTAGTGTTGTAAATACTATGGAATATGTGACAATTGCCTCTACAGGTAATGCTACAGATTTTGGGGATTTAACATCAGCTAGAGGAAATACAAAATGTTCAGCTTCAAATAAAACACTAGCCATATTCGGTGGTGGTAGAACGCCTAGTGATGTTTCAACTACCGATAGGATAAATATAGCTTCAACAGGAAATGGAACAACTTATGGTGATGTTCTTACTGGTGGAGGATATAATCAAAGTTCTAGTTCTACAGGTCATGGAGGTTTAGCATAATGTCTAACGCAGGAAAAGTTTGGGATATCAGAGAAGCTTATAAAAAACAAAGAGGTAATCAGTGGGACGCTGGTAATGGTAGCAAAGCTTTAATAGGTGGTGGATACACTCCAAGCACTACAAATAAAATTGAAACTTTTAATATAGCCGTAGCAGGCAATGCAACAGATTTTGGTGATTTAAGAGGGACTGTTGGTGAAGCCCAATCTGGATCTTCTGCTACTCGTGCTTTTTGGGCAAGAGGAGGGTCTACTGAACAAGTAAATTTTGAAGCAGGAGGAAACACTGCAAATTTTATATCGCTCGGAATAACTCCTAGAACTAACGGAGCAGCAGGAGATAGTACTCGTACTATGTTCATGGGTAATGGAGCACCTGCATTTTCAAATACAGTTGAGTTTATAACAACAGCAGGTAATGGATTTCAAGCAGATTTTGGAAATCTTTCAACCGGAACCGATAGAGGAGGTGCTTTATCAAGTCCTACAAGAACTTTATTTGCAGGAGGAGAAAAATCAGATGGAAATAATACAAACACTATTGATTTTTTTACAACAGCAACAACTGGTAATGCGACAGACTTTGGTGATTTAACTGTAGCAAATAGATATCTAGGTGGAGGAGGTTCAACCACTAGAGGTCTTTTTTTCAATCAATTTTCAACTACTAGATTAACAAGTGTAGATGTTGTTGAAATTGCCTCAACAGGAAATGCAACAGACTTTGGCGATATGATAACTGCTATTGCTGCTGCAGGCACAACGTCAAGTAAAACAAGAGCGGTCCGTTGTGGTGGTTCTACACCAACCCTTCAAAACTCAATAGAATTTGTAACAATAGCAACTACCGGTAATGCTACAGATTTTGGTGATATGACCGAAGCTAAAAGTGGTACGATGGCTTGTAGCAATGGTCACGGTGGATTAGATTTAGGAGTGCTACCACGTTCATCAGTAACCTACATGCCTGGATCAGGGAGAGCTTTATTGATGGCTGGTGATGATAATGATGGTGGCAATAATTATAATACCATTGATGTAATAAATATAAATACTTCAGGAAATGCAGCTGATTTTGGAAACTGTATTGATACAGGAAATGGACACAATGGACAAGGTAGTGTCACAAGAGGTATTAAAGGTGGTGGTATGACTCCATCACTTAGTAACAGAATAGAAAGTATTGAATTAGCTAGTTTTGGTAATTGTGCCGATTTTGGAAATATGACTGTTGCTAGAAATTATTTAGGAGCAGCTGGTAATTCTACTAGAATGACTTTTGGCGGAGGTTATGTTACACCTGCAAATCAAAACGTAATAGATTACATAACAATCGCATCAGCTGGAGATGCTACAGACTTTGGAGACTTAACAGTTGCAAGAAGAGCTTGTACTACTTCTATGTCATCTCCAACTAGAGGTTTATATGCAGGTGGTCAAAACCCAAGTTTAGTTAATACTATAGATTATATAACAATTGGATCTACAGGTAACGCTACTGATTACGGAGACTTAACTGCTGCTAGAAGTTATCCTGGAGGAGGATCAAGTTCAACAAGAGGTATTATATCAGGAGGATATGAAACTCCAGCAAATATTAATAAAATTGAATATGTAACAATTGCCTCAACAAGTAACTCAACAGATTTTGGTGATTTAACTGCAATAAGAAGAAATCCCTCTTGTCCTACTAATAGTATAAAACTTGTAACTATGGGAGGGGTTATTACCAATGGATCAAATGTTATAGATATTATAACTATCGCTACAACTGGAGATGCTACAGATTTTGGAGATTTAACTGCTGCTAGAGGTAGAGCAACAGGTGTATCAGATTCACATGGTGGTTTACAAAGCTCATAAAATAGTGTAGTATCCTACAAAATGAAAGAAGAATTATTACAGTTGTTTCCTACACCTTTATTAATTGTACCTTATGAAGAACCAATTGATAAAGAGCTGACTTATTTAAAAACCATAAGTTATCGTAAACAACAACAGAATGGTAATTATAGATCTGATGATTCGTACCTATTACACAAAGAAGAATTAAAAAACATAAAAAACTTTTTAGGTGAGGCTGTAGATAAATTTACCAAGAACGTTTTAAACTCAAAACAAAGATTAGTAATCACTCAATGTTGGGCTAACAGAAATCCAAAAGGATCTAAACATCATGAACACGTGCATCCAAATAGTATTATATCTGGTGTAATGTATTTTCAAATAAACGAAAAACTACCACCTATATCTTTTGCTAAAGATAGACAAGATGGTATGAAATTAGATCCTATAAAATATAACCATATGAATTCAGAATCATTTATGCTACCTTGCAAACCAGGTGAATTAATATTATTCCCATCTTCATTGAAACATAGCGTACCAATTAATCAGGGTGAAGAAGATAGAATAAGTATATCATTCAATACTTTTTGTATTGACGCTATTGGATCAGAACAATCACTAACTCATTTAGATATAAGGAGGTTAATGAATGAGCACAATTAAAAGTTATATATATGTAGAAAATCATATACCAAAAGATGTGTGTGAGGCATTAATAGATGAATGCAATAAAAAAATATGGGAAAAACATAAATGGAATAATTATGCATCTGGCGAAACATCATCAGAACCCACAAAAGAATTAGATGTAATGCCTTGCACTAAAGAACAACAACAAAAGATAACACCTTATCTTGTTGAGGCATTAAATAAATATCAAGAAAAACATAGTGTACCAGGAGAAAAGACTCAAGGACCATGGCTCAGTAAATTTAGTCCTATACGTTTTAATAGGTATCCTGTTGGTACTATGATGAGAGAACATTACGATCATATACATAGTATCTTTGATGGTCAGATGAAAGGGGTGCCTTTAGTATCTATTGTAGCCAACCTAAATGAGGACTATGAGGGCTCTGAATTCTATTGCAGAGGAGAGAAAATTGAGTTAAAAACAGGTGATATACTATTGTTTCCATCTAATTTTATGTATCCGCATGAGGTTAGAGAGACAACAAAAGGCACACGATACTCTTTTGTAAGCTGGGCCTTTTAATATATAATGAGGTTATATGTTACAAAAGATAGGTTTTCAGCCAGGGATCAACAAACAAATTACCCCTACAGGAGCAGAAGGTCAATGGACCGACTGTGATAACGTTCGTTTTAGATATGGTACACCTGAAAAGATAGGTGGTTGGAAACAATTAGGCGACGATGCGCTTACAGGAGCAGGCAGAGGACTTCATCATTTTGTAAATAGTTTATCTAGAAAATACGCAATCATTGGCACAAATAGAATTCTATACGCATTTTCAGGTGGTGTATATTATGACATACATCCCATCAAATCTACAACAACGCTTACAAGTGCGTTTACCACGACTAACGGATCAGCTGAAGTTACAATAACTTTTAGTGGTGATCACGGCATATCTGCACAAGATATAATATTACTAGATAGTTTTTCATCTATTACTAATTCTGATTTTGCAGCTGCAGATTTTAACGATAAAAAATTTATGGTGACAACTGTGCCTACAAGTTCAACAATTACAATTACAATGCCATCAAATGAATCTGGATCTGGTGCAACAACATCAGGTGGTATTAGAGTACAACATTATTATCCTGTAGGACCCGCAGTACAAGCAAAAGGTTTTGGTTGGTCACTTGGATCATGGGGTGGTGAAGTATCAGGTGAACCTGCAACTACCTTACAAAATGGTATTAATAGTTCTGTAACTACAGGTATTATATTAGTTGATTCATCACAATTTCCAACATCAGGTACAAATTTTATAATTATAGATAGTGAAGAAATATCTTATACAGGTATTGCAGCCACAGGTGAACTTACAGGTGTAACAAGAGGCGTAGCAGGAACAACAGCAGCAGCTCACAGTGGTGGTGCAACTATTACAAGTTCTACAAACTTTGTAGCATGGGGTGAGGCAGCATCAGGAGATCTAGTTTTAGAACCTGGTATGTGGTCATTAGATAATTTTGGTGATAAAGCTATTTGTTTAATACATGACAGCGCTGTATTTGAATGGAACTCTGCAGCGACTGATGCAACATCAAACAGAGCTACAATAATATCAGGTGCACCAACAGCATCAAGACACATGTTGGTATCTACACCTGATAGACACTTAGTATTCTTTGGAACAGAAACAACTATTGGAGATACCTCTACACAAGACGATATGTTTATTAGATTCTCAGATCAAGAAGATATTAATACATACACACCTACAGCAACTAATACAGCTGGTACGCAAAGACTGGCTGACGGATCACAGATTAGGGGTGCTATCAGAGGTAGAGATGCAATTCTTGTTTGGACTGACACGGCATTGTTTACACAACGTTTTGTTGGTCAACCATTTACATTTGCTTTCGCGCAAGTTGGAACACATTGTGGACTTGTTGGACAAAACGCTTGTGTAGAAGTTGATGGTGCTGCATATTGGATGTCAGAGAATGGTTTCTTTAGATATGCTGGTAAGCTAGAATCATTACCATGTTTAGTAGAGGATCATGTATATAATGATATAAATTTAGAATCTGGTAATCAAATGGTATCTGCTGGATTAAACAATCTTTTTGGTGAAGTTATATGGTTTTATCCAACTTCCTCATCTTCTGTCGTAAACAGAATGGTTGCATATAATTACTTTGACTCTTCACCACAAAGACCTGTTTGGACAAACGGAACTTTAGCTAGAACTATGTGGCGTGATTCTGCAGTATTTGGTAGCCCACATGCAACAGAGTACACTGCAGGAAACGATTCATCTTTTGATGTGGTGGGTAATACTGAAGGTAGAACAATATACTATCAACACGAGACAGGAACTGATCAAGTTCAAGGTGGTTCTACAACTGCAATAACTGCAAATATATCTTCAGGAGATTTTGATATAAGTCAAAGAAGAAGTGCATTAGGTCAAACAACTGCTGGTGCCGATCTTAGGGGAGATGGAGAGTTTATTATGAAGATAAGAAGATTTATACCTGACTTTATATCACAAACTGGTAATACTAGAGTCACATTACAATTAAGAAATTTCCCTAATGATAGTCAATCAGGTTCAGCACTTGGACCTTTTGACATAAGTTCATCTACACAAAAAGTAGATACACGTGCAAGAGCAAGAGCTATTGCATTAAAAGTAGAAAATACATCAACTAATCAAAGTTGGAAATTAGGAACTTTTAGGTTAGATATACAACCAGATGGACGCAGATAATGGCAAAGATAGTACAAGTATTAACAAGACCTAGTGAACAATATGATCTGTCAACAGCAGAAGCGCAGGTAAGAGATCTTGATGCCATTGTAGAAAAATTAAATACAACGTTTCAACAAGAATTAAAAGATGAGGTAGAAGCGGAAAACTTCTTTTTAAATTAATGGCAAATAGTTTTATAAATAAAAAAGCAGATTTAACGACAACAGATTTAACTACACTCTA